GGACAACTCAAGGTATCAACCCTATTAAAAAAATTGAACCAGAACGATTACAAGGGTGCTGGTGACGAGTTTAGAAAGTGGATCTATTCTAAAGGAAAGATACTTCCTGGTTTAGTTAAACGTAGAGAAATGGAAAGGATGGTGTTTTTAGATGGCATGTAAAGGCAAAAAGAAGAAATAAAAAAAGCTAGGATATCTAGCTGATTTATTACAATCTGGAAAATCAACAGCAAACCAATATGAAGTATTACCACAAGTGCCATTGATTGGTGGTACTGGTTTAGGTGATTTATTTATGGGTAAAGCACCTGAATTATTTGATGATATGTCCTATTATGGATTACAAGCAGCAATGCGTGGAAGCGGAATTAATACACTTGGTGCTAAACCTGCTGTAGCTGATGCTATACTACTTGGTATGGATTTAGTAGGATTAGGTAAAGGATTAGGAAGTCTTAGTAAAAAATCTGCTACTGCTGTATATGATAAACTAATTAATGGTACTACATCTTTATCAAGAAGAGAGGCACTTAAAAAGATTGGTGGTATATCCGGAGGTGCTGCTGTTACCGGTGGAGGTGTAGGATTACTTCGTAAATTTGCTGATAAAGCGGCTGTAGATGCTGCTCCTAAAGTTGCAGATAATGTTATATCACATAAGAATTATAGATTTAATACTTTAGCAGATTATTTAGATAATGTTAAGATGAAAGCACAAGATGAAGCATTTATAGAACATGCAGAAAACGGTGGTCTTTGGGGTGAGGACGTTCAAGAACAGTCTATACGAAAATGGATAAATCACTTTTTAAAAAATGATGAAGCTCATTATACTAATGCTAAGGATTTTGCGTCTGGATCACCAGAAAATCTATGGGCAAAACCTCCACCTCCAATGGAAGTTAAATATAATCCAGTTTCAAATCAATTTGAAAATATTGAGTATTTAGACGCATTTTCTCCACAAGCTAAACAGGAAATGAACGAATTTAAATCTCAATTACGTCAAATAGATCGTGAAAGATTTCTTGGTGAGGAATCTATGATGAATCATCCAGATGAGATGGCAGAGATTGCACATGAATTTGATACATATCAAAAACAACATTCTGCATTTGATACACAAAATCTTGATCCAATGGATTTTTATTTAAGTATTACAAGTAAGGATCTTCCATTTTAAAGGAGAAAATGATGGGTTGTGGTAAAAAAGGTAAAGGTAAAAAGAAGAAATAAAAAAAGCCCGGTCTGGTTTGTTCCAGCCGGGCTTTTTGTTTTATTAAGTTATATTATTTAGTAAAAATACTTCCCAATCAATTTGCTGATTTAGGAATTCTTGAAATGCAATTTCCATTTTTAGTTCATTATCAATCTCTTGAATTAAAAACTGTTCAAACATATTAACTCTCCTTCTTAGGATTTTCTATTGTTAATGAAAATGTATAGGATGGCATATCCGGATAATCCCATACAAATGCAACTGGTAGTTTTAGTTGTTCCAGTTCCAACTTTTCTACGATTTGTTCTAGCATTGTTTTTAATTGTGCTGCTTCACTCATAATCCACATACTCCAGATGTACAGGCTCTATCTACATTTTCTTCATAGATAATACCTGAATGTTTAATTGCTTCATGATACGGAACTTCTGTTAATGGCTGACCTCCTCTACTTCCATCTGGATAACATGTAAATCCTCTGAGCCTCGGAGCATATTTAGAAAGAACTTGTGCAAACGTACTAATCTGTCCCTCATTGTTATCTTTTGATCCCCAAGTTGGGAGATTAATGGTAGAGGAGATTGACATGTCAACGTAATCTTGAATGTCCGCTTGGAATTTGATTCGTTTTTCATAGTCATTTGCTAATCCATAAGCTGTTTCAATTTTTGTAGGATCAAGTCCATATTCTTTAATAAGTTGGTCCGCTGTCGAATCGACAACGTATTCGTACTTCCATTTAGTTCCATCAGTAAGGTAGCGTCGTTTATAAGCGACCGCAAATAGTGGCTCGATTCCAGTTGTGGTCCCCGCAAGGATGCCAATGCTTCCTGTAGGCGCAATCGCTCTGTAGGCCACTGGTTTTGAGATGTATAATCTTTCACAGTGTTCATTAGCGGATCTTTCAGATTCATCTTTATATACCTTTAACCATTGGTGGAGTTCTGGTGTAACTTCATAGCCATATCCTCGTTGGAGAAGCCAGGCATGGATTCCCATGAGTCCAAGACCCAAACGACGATTTTTTTCTCGTATCTTATAGACTTTATTGTATGGAAGGTCCGCTCTGAGCGTTCCACATACGAGGAATTTACTGGCAAGATTGACAACTGCCGTGAACTCTTCCAAACTTTTGATATTAGAGATATTGATTGAGCCAAGATTACATACGTCAGAGTCATCTTCAGATGTAACTTCCGTACAATTTGATACAATGACGCCCTCAGCCTGGAAAGAGTGTTCTGGAACTTTAACATCACAACAGAAAACATCTTGTGGTTCTCCTTTAGTAGTTCCTAATACTTTAAGTTTAGAGATTCTATATGGCTCGAATCCTTTCACATTAAGTCTTTTTGTAGGAATAATTTCAGCAAACCTATCCACGAAAGTGCCATAAATAGTAAGCATATAACCTTGATTATTTCCATGGGTAGAAATTCCTGCTGTTGAGATCCCAGAGAGTATTCCTAATTGCTCAAGACATCTTCGAACTCCTTCTAGAAACTCAAAATGCTTAGAGGCTAATCTAACCCGATTTTGTTTTTCAAAATAATTTCCATCAGAATCAAATAAACCGGCAATAAAACTACATAAAAAGTCTGTACCGGAATCCATAAGATCATATGGAAAAACTTCCTTAGATCTATGTTGAAATATCGAATCATTCTTTGTATATGCTCTAGTATACCCACGCGAGTCACTCCAAGTAATAGAAGAAAGTAAAGTTTGGTCAAAAGAATCTAAACACTGTTTACTTTCTTCTGTACAAAAAGTAACTTCGGCCCTTGGATATTTAGTATGGAAAGTACCATCACCATAAATGTATCCAAGAGAATAAGCTTTAGGATTTTGAGTAAATGGAGTTTCATTAGGCATAGATACCATTAAATAATCTTGAGGCACAAGATCTTTTGCAGACTTCTTACTACCATCAGAAAGAAAGAATTCATGTGTTGGATCTGCTACAATAGTCCGCGCTCCCGTAATATGTACATTAATTGTATCAGTGTACTCTTTAGTAATTTTGAAAGTAGTTTCTGCCCATTGCTTTCCAGTCCATAAATACACTTCTTTACCCACTATTTCCCTGATTTTAGTGTAGCCAGTTTTTGTTAAGACATAAGTATTCCCCCCAAGAGGGGCATTTCTAAGTGTTTCATTTTGTTTATCACCAAAATTAAAACTAAATCCAGGTTCTCCAGTCATCATTGCTTGTTTGCAATTGGCTAAGAAAGTTGGATCATTAGCTCTACTAATTATATTACTTTCTGATGGAGTAACACCACTAATTTTATAATCTAAATTTAACCAATTATCATCATAGTTGATTGAAATATTAGTCATGTCTAGTGGCGCAGGGAAATTAAAGTCCTTTGACTTCAACTCCCTGATCTCTGAGGACCAGTTTTTCGCCGTAAGAAAAGCAGGAATATCCTCGTGTTGCCAATTGAGACTTGCGTAAATCGCGGATCGCCTGCTCCCACCTTGCATCACTCCTCGACCAACTTCGTTTATCATCTGCATCAGAGGAATTGGACCGCTGGACAATCCACCAGTACGACTCAGCGGCTTCCCTGATGGACGTAGAATAGAATAGTCTATCCCAATTCCACCCCCAGTCATTAGACAACTCACTGCTCTTTGTGTTAGATCTGCCCATTCTTCTCTAGTATCATGTTCTGCTCTTAATAAAAAGCAATTGTTAAAATAACTATTTTTCTTACCTGCATACCATAAGTACCTTCCACCAGGAATAAACTTCATTTCCTTAATATATTGTGTTAGTTGATCAATATCTTCTTTTGACATTATACGATGTGCTTTACCACCTCGTGTGCCACAAACATCATCAACTAATCTCTCAGCAAGAGCATCCCATGTATCAGTAGGACCCTGAGCATATTTAAATTTAAATATATTCTCACTAAATGTATTTTTAAATCTATTTACTTGCATTATATTCTCTTATTTGTATATCGAAGTCTTTTTCTTTTATTTCATATAGTCGAATTTTTTTACACTTTCGATTTTTATGAGCTTCTTTTTTCTTATCATTTGGTAAATTATCAGATTTACCTGTCCAAGGTCTCGATATTTTCATCGTCTTCAAATAATTGTGATCTAATATACTCTTGTCGAAGTTCAATTATATCTTCAAATCTTTCGACAATTTCTTCAGAATGAATATCAAGAAGTTCTAATAGAAATGTTTCTTCACATTTAGATAGATTTTCTAGAATTTCAGAAAATGTAATAGACATGTTTTACTTCTTAACATTAACAAGAATTCTTTGACCAAATAGAAAACCAAAGGCGCAGTTTGCAGCTTCTAGTCCAACAGCTACTACTTTGGAATCCAACCCTGGAATATAAATAGCTGCAACTCCACCAAGAATGACCACACCAGCAGCCACGTAACGAGCAGAGGCGCGCAGATCAATAACCCACTGAGAAGGTGTTCCACCAGGAGTGTCCAGTTTTGCGATTGCTTCCAGTCTTTTAATTTCTTGATCATCAAGTTTAATTTGTTCATCTACTGTAGTGGCTTGGACGCCAGTCTTAGAAACTATTAATTGTTTAACACCCTCAATCCCAACAGGGATTAAGGATGATAGTAATGTAGTTAGTAATACACTCATTATTAACTTTCCTTTTTAACTTCTGTTTTTGGAAATCCCATATTTTGTGAATTTAGATTTCCATCATATTGTATAGGATTATTTAGACCATAAAAATAATTAAAAGGCCGTCCACAACATGGACAGTAATTTCCAAAATAATTAGGATTTGGATACCAATTTGGATTAATATACATATTAACTTTCAGAATGCTCTGATACACAATGTTGGAAGTATGTTTGAGAAGCATACTCTGCAGTTACATCAGGGTTAAAATAGACAATATCAATAATACGACTAAGTTCTGGAAATTCATCCATATTAAATTTAGAGTTCTTCTTTTCATTAATCATTATCTTAACTTGATCTTTTAGTTGTAATCTATCTACATTCGCATTACGATCTTGAGCAACTTGATAAACATATCTTGCGTAGTTACTACAATAGTCAGTAACATTATCAGGAGTCATTGCAAAACTGGTTGAAACACATAATGAGGTTAGTAAAGCCATTAAAATCTTTTTCATTTATAAAATTTCCTTAAAAATATTTGGACATTCTTTAGCTAGAATGTTATTAATTTGAGTTGCCACATCGCGGATTTCCCATTGAGCGTGTTTATCTGCTCGTAGTTTAATGAAATCCATCCATGCTTGTAAATTACCACATACAACTAATTCAGTATGTGTCCCTTCAGTTAGGATAAACCTAGCATCCTCTTTTCGTATACCCTTTTCCATTGCTTTTTTATATAAGGATAAAGAACTTTGCAGAAGTGAAATCCACTCTCCTCGAATTTCATCGGGAATTGAATCGGGAATTGTTGTTGTTGTTTCTTTTTCATTACAATACCTTTGTGATCTTTGTAAAAAATCTAGATGTTTACTCCGTACAAATTGATGGCTACAAACACGACTGATACCACTAACGTGAAAAGTTGCATGTGCAAATCTAAGAGTTGCTAAATGTCCATCTTGGGCACACTTGGCAGCACGTTTGATACATGCCTCAGTAATGCCTGATGAATTATAACAGATACCTGCCATCCTCCCAATGAATTCTTCTGCATTTGGCGTGATGAATTCAAGTTTAATATTAGCGGGCATCTCCAGATCCTGATATAGTTCCAGCAACTAGTCTTCTTGTTAATTTACCATAATTTAAATCTGCTAGATCTTCCATTGTCATTCCTAAAGAATCTGCTAGTCGTGCTATATACCACAGAACATCACTAAGTTCTGACATAATAGCACCAGGATCGTATGTACCATCTCTAAGAATCTTTTTTACCTTACCAGCAACCTCTCCGGCCTCGCTAGTAAGACCTAAAGCTAGATAACTTAATTCAAGATTTGATCCAGTACCTGCTTCTGGATAGATAGCAGTTGATAAAGTCCATTCTTGATAATCATTTATATCCATTTGATTGTTCCATTTCTTCAAATGCAATTAAGGCATTTAAATAATCTCTAGCTTTGTAAAGATCATTAATTCCGCCTTTAGCTTTCCACCTTGCTACATATTTGCAAATGTTTCCTTCTGCAAATCCTACATTATGACTAATTAAATAATCCATTAATATAGTATCTTTATAGTGAGAAGGACTAATCATATCTTTCCTTTAAATAGTCTAATGAAACAAAGCACTCATCAAAACAACCATTATTAACTCTATGTGCTAACAAAATACCACGAAAATGATTATTACTTTGATGATCTAGATATGTTTCATTGTGTTCATAACAAGAGCCAGCAATAATACAAGTAATGGTACTACCATCTGGCCGTTTCCCATACGCAACCTGCTTTCCTTGTTGATGACCTGCGATACAAGACATATGAAGCTTACTAACCATAGAGGTAGCAGTAGTAGATGGCCTGCCCATAACGCCGGTTGGGAAATAATGGCAGTAAGCAATACCATCAATGAACACAGGTTTAAGAAAACTATGAACTTCCCAATCTTCGTAAGGTAAATCTTCATATTTAATTAATCCTTCCAATTTCGGATCAGAATTGACCGCCCGTTCGATCCGTTCTTCATGATTGCCAAGACATAAGACGAGTCTAGGCTTATATTGCTTCTCTTTATTTTTCTTAGCACGGATGTTGAATTCACGCATGGGACCAAGCAGTTTATCCATCGCCTCTTTGGCCGCTGCAATGTCCTTAACATATCTTTTACCCTCGAACGATTTTTTCCCCACATCATAGCTACTTAAACTTTCCATATCTGCAAAATCGCCAAGATGTACAACAACATCTGGTTTCTTATCAATTATATATTGTCCTATTCTTCTTAAATATGAGAAATCTAATCCATGTTTTACTTGCGTGTCTGGAATTATTAGGTGTTTAGTCATTTTTATATATACTCCTAATATATTCAAAATCTACTGGTGTATAGTTATGTTGTTCTACAGATACACAATAATATCTTTTATCAGGAACAGATAATTCATGTAAATGTCCATGAATATTTGCTTTCCATCTACTTAAACTCATATCATGAATTGGAATATGACTTAAAATAAATTTGTCTAATATATGATATGCTCTTACATCTTTAAAATATTGTGCATACTGAGACAATTTAAAGTTATCATGATTACCTTTTATCAAAACCTTAATACCATTTAATTGTTCTAAAATTTTTGATAGAGACGAAAAGTTTCTAAATCCTATATCACCAAGATGATACACTTTATCATTTTTACTAACTACAGAATTCCAATTTTGAATTAAAATTTCATCATGATGGTTAATGTTATTAAATCCTTCTCTTAGTAAACCAGTTTTTAAATGGCTTTTAAATGTAAGAATATTTGAATGACCAAAATGAGTATCAGCAATTAAAAATGTTTTCATTTTACATAATTCTATCTGGAGATTCCATTAAATTGCAATATGTTTTTGGAGTTAGTCTATAAAAAGGAAACATACTATTACCAATTAAATATCGCAAAGCTAATTGTTCTATGAATATTGTATCTTCTTTAGAAGGATTCATATATACTGTATAATTTCCATCTTCAAAATCTAGGTCATGTTTCATTGTTGTTCTTTTATCCAATTTAAAATTTGATCTTTATCTTTTATAGAACAATATTTAAAATTATATTTCTCTGCCCATTTAGCATGTGTCATTTTTGTACCTCCACATAGTTTATTAGGATTATCAAAGACAAATCTAATATCTATTTCAGGATGTTGTTCTTTTAATAACACATATTTCTTTCTTTCTGTATGGTCAGATAAATATCCTTTTGTTTCTATTAATAAACCATTTCTAATTGTCCAATCAACTATATAATAATGATTAGATTCTGGAACTGTATATGGAATTTTAGTAATTTCATATCCATAATCTATATCATATTCTTTTAGTATCTCTTCAAATTTTAACTCCAATTTAGATCTACGTTTTTTTTCACTCATACATTAATAAGATCTAATTTTGATGGTTTATTTGCATACATACCATTTTTACCCCATTGTACTGGATACCAAATATCATTAATATCTTCATGATATGCACCGTTTATGTATCCCATAGATACTTCATAGAGTTTAACGCGGCTTCCACCTGCTGTTGCAATGGATTTGGTAAGGTCAAGTCCAGTAGTCTGTGCGCCCATGTTTCTTCCTCATTTCTTAATATCCAAAGACAAATTCCATTCATTAAAAATGAATCTTTGATATTATGTTTTGTATATAGATCATAAACAGTATCAAACATTTCTTGTTCTGTATTTAATGGTGATATGATTTTATCAGCTTTAACTTTTCCAATACCATTGATACCAATAATATTATCAGAGCTATCCCCAATAAGCATTTGTTTGTAAAAATGTTTAAGTCCTGTTTGTAAATCCACTGTTTCAAATATTTTCTTATTCCAATTATAATGTTTTCCTGGGATCATTCTAAGATCTTTATCATATGAACATAATATTGTTTCATCTGTTTGATAAATTCCAAGAAGATCATCAGCCTCATATGGGGTTTTTAGAATAGCATTCCATTCATATACTAAATATTCTCTACAAGCCTCTAAATGTTTAGGTCTTTCTAGATTATCACGGTTTGCTTTATATGATTGGAATAATGTCTTTCTAAAATTATTGGAAGAAAGAAAGATTTTAAACTCAGTAGCTTGTACTGTATCTAAAATCTCTCTAAGCTTCTCTTCCATTCTATATTTAGCTACATCGAATGGATCATTTTCCTTACATGAAGCAGCACATGGATAAGTTATTAAATCTCCATCGATTTGTGCTAACATTATAGATCTAAATCATCATTAAACTCAGGCAATTCTGCAAGAGGAACAATGGTATTGGCATTTCCAAATACAAAGTTTTCAAAGTCCTTTGCTAATGCTAGAACTTCATCCTTAGATGGAACCTTCTTATCATTTTTTAATAATGAAATAGCAGATGCAATAGAAGATTGTCTAATAATATAAACTTGCTTTAATGCTCGTTCCTCTGGTGTTTCATATGTAGATTTATACTGAGTACCACCACTTTCTTTTTTAGGTTGTTCTCCTACAGGAGTAGCAACTGCTCCAACAATATTAGTCCATTCCCAATAACCTTTATCATTCTTTTCTGTAGTAACTTCAAAGACATCACCTTGTCTTGAATCCTTTAGAATGTTATAGACATCTTTATTAGAGAAAGAAACAATATTCTTTGAATCTACTTTATCAGTAGCTAGATTTTTATAAGTAACTTCTACTTGATTCCACTTACCTTTATTAACAACTGCTGTAGCAATAACATTAATTTTCATAATATCTCCTAGTTATATAAATATTATCTCATATTACTTGATTTCTGTCAAGTCTTTTAAGTTTGGTCCTTCAGAAATTTCTCCGCACATTGGTAAATTCCATTTTACACCTAAACATTTTTCTATATTTCTTGGTAATACTTTAAAACTATCTAAGAATATTTCTTTTACAATCTCCTTTTCCGATTCAATAACGTCGGCTGAAACACTATCATGTATAGTGCTAATAAGTAAGCTATTAAGCTTATACTTAGAAAAACGGGACTTAACAGTAGCCCTATACACAGCCATAACATCTGCGCCAAGACCTTGATTAGGGTAGTTAGTAATTTCGTATTCTGAATATTCCATACTACCTTGTTTATAATACTTTTTAAATTCATATTCTCTACCAAATGGGGAAGTTAAAATTCCTGTTTCTTTTACTGTATTTATATATTGTTTATGGGTATAATAAATTCCTTTATATTTATTATAATATTGATCAATAATATCTTGCCAAAATTCTACGCTTGAAGACACAGGTTTAAAGTCCGGATCATATGCATATGCAAATGCTGGTCCTCTATAAATCCATCTAAACAAAAAGACTTTTGCAATTAATCTACTTGGTAATGAGAATCGTAATTGGTTTGCTGTATGCATATCATTCTTTTTAGAATCTTCTACAACAGCATACCATTCTTCAATACCAACAGGATCTTGACTAAGATATAAATATGTTACCCATTCAAGACTTTTGGCATCAATATTTATAATCATTAGAATCTACTTTCACACAATTGTTTTGCTAATGGACTCATATTCTGTCCATTGGGATCTGAACTTGCAATACGTCCAGTTACTGCTACACATTGGTTATATGTAGGATGTAATATAGAACCCCAATTCTTTTGTTCTAATTTTTTAGGAAGACCTTTTAAGTATGTTCCATTAAGCTTCTCAAGTTTTGCTCTTTCTAATATTAAAGTAATAATCTTTCGTACTTTAGTATTTGGTTTTAGAGAACGTAATGTTGGTTCATCAACTGACCATACCCCACCTTTTTTATATTCAGTACCATTCAATGGTTCAACTTGTCTATTAAATGTATAAACTTGTGTTTCATTTTTATAACGAGTTTGACCTAGTTTTTGTCCAGATTTAAAAGTTCCTATTGGAATTTTATAAACTCTTTCTATAGTGCCACCATACAATAAAGCAGATTTTTCATCATTAGAATTCCAGTCTAGTTCAAAGTTTATTAATAGATTTAATTTTGTTTCTAAATCTTTTATTTCTTTGTCTAAAGAGTTACTTAATTCTAAACTTTTCTTTTTATTATATAATAGACCATTCCATTCCATCTCAAGGAGACAAGGTAGATCTAACATATGTACTTTAAATAGTTTATATTGTTGTGGATTTTCTTTAAATCTTTCTAATTGTGCCTTATATAATTGATATGTTATCTCAACGTCTTGTTTATTATATTCTAGTAATTCTTCTAATGGTATCTGATCTGTATCAATTCCATTATTCCAGTATTTTTCCTTAATTACATCAATTTTATGACCCAAACCATATTTACTACAAGATGTTTCTAAGTCTGGGTATTTCCAAGTTTGTCTAGAAAATAAAAATTCAGCATATTGGCAATCATAAATATAAGTGGAATGCCTGGGGATAAACCCAAATTCTCTTCGTAACCAAGCCAAATCGAATTTAATATTAAATCCAATAAGTTGATCACTTTTAAGAAGGAGATCATTTATAAGGCCAACGTCCCATGGTCTTGAGAAACTGTATGAATTCTCTGAATTTTCTGAAATAACTTTTATTACAATCGAGCATAGTTTGTTGTCCTCATCATAAACATTACCTTTGTTTTTAGTAGTCGTCTCTACATCCAAGACTGCTGCAACCAATGTCTTCCTCCTCAGTAGGAAATTCTAGTAGTCCCCAATCAATTACTTTATAATCTAATTGAAATTCTTTAGCTGAATCACGTAGAAAATCTAGTACTTGACGTTCTGCTCTTGCTTCATTAGTTGCATCTACTGCAATATTAACTGGAATATCAAATTTCATTTATTTTTTACCTCTTTAATATCAAGTTTAACTAAGTATTCTATTTTCTTTTCTAGAAGACTAATGGCAAATGTTTTTGCTGTGAGGAATTGACCAAAACATTTGTATCCCTGTATAAATTCATCATCTGTTACATATGGAACTATAGTACCATTATTTAGATCTACTGTATATTTATTCATCGTCGTCATCCAAATTTAATATCATCACATTATAATACCTACCACAATTATGATGTGGATGAATTGATTTAAAATAATCAGACATTTTTCTAGCTAATTCTGTTTTATGTTTTTGTTTTATAGGAGTGTTTCTTATTAGTTTAGATATTTCCATCATTTGAGTGGTATTTAAATATTTTAATCCCATTTTATATATCTATGTATCTAGCAATGTCAGGTTTAATGAGTACTTCAATCTTAGCATGTCGTCTTTCTGCATCAGTATCTTCATCTCCGGTTAATTTATTTTTGATGATATTAATGAATCTATTATATTCTTTAAATTCATCATGAACTTTGCCGATGCCTATAATCCAATCTGCTTCTGCTTGTTTTGCTGTCTTTGCACCAGCAACATTATCCATAGTTAACCATTTTTTCCCCTCTCCGCTTGCATCAGCTTGGCAGACTCCAATAACTGGGCAGTATGTTTTTGCAAGTTCTCTAGCCCAGATATAAATTGACCCAAGTCGTAGGTCTTCGCGGTCATCATGAAATCCTTTGATCTTATCGAGTTGGTCAAAAATAATAAGGGATGGACACAACTCTTTGCAAAGTTGCTCAACTTGGGATCTATGGATTGTAGCTGAGTCAAAGAGTTTAATGAAAGAACAACCGGAATCTCTAAAAGATGCTTGGTATGCATTTATATCTTCTAATAGTTGTGCTAAGGGTAATCCAAATGTAGATTGATAACAACGAATCATTACTTTAGAACCTTGTTCTTCATTATTAAACCATAAAATTGGTCTATCTACTTGAGTTGCAAAATGTGTAATTTCTGAACATAAGAAAGTAGTTTTACCTGTTTCCGGTCTAGCAAATAAGAATCCAAAGTCACCTTTTCTTAATGATCCAAGACTAGTATTTAATGAATTTAATCTCCAACGCAATCCTTTTGTTTTTATAGAATCTGAAACTAGTGTATCCAGGTCACTAGAAATAAATTCAATTTTAGAATCTTCATAAGAAGTCTCGAATTTATTTAGAGTAGATTGAATTGTTTCAATAGAACTGCGGCCTTCTGATACTTCTAAAGACACAATAGCTAGTTCATAAGCTAATTGTTTATTCTTTATATCTTTTAGTATATCATTAATTATTTCTTCATTAATTTCATAATTAAATAAATCTTTAAGAAGATCTTGTATAACTTCATAGTTTTTAGAAGTACTTTTAGAATCTACATAAAGACAATAATCACTTAAAGACACAGTATTATTGTATTTTTCTATTAGTTCTTTTAATGAAGTATATAATAATAATATTTCTTTATTTTCTTTATTTATATTATTATATATATAATTATAATATTTATTATAATTATTTATATCTAATAGATACTTTAATATATATATATAATTATTATACTTTATTTTTGTAGTATCTGTCAAGTTATTTTCCTAATTTATTATAATTGTTTTACTTCAAGATTAAGTGATTTAATAAAGAAGTCAATATCTAAAATTTTCTCTCTTGGAATTATTAAGAATCCGTCTAATTGTGGAATGAGTTCTCCATCTTGTTCTATAAATAGTGGATTATCATCTCTTACAATAATATAACAATTTCGTACATAACTATTCATTATTTTGTTCTCTTTACAATAATTCTACTTCTGTCCAAGCGGCTAAATGTACAGTTTCATTATATTCATTTTTACATATTGAATACATTCCATCAATCTTTTGAAATGTTAAAATTGCATCAGTTCCTATAATTTTAATTTTTGTATTGGGCTTACATTCGTATAGTTTCATATTAATATTATATCAATAAATTTACTGCTTGTCAATCAAGAGATCAGTAATTTCTTGGTATGTATGTTCTTTAGGATCTTTTTCTGATAATACCACTTGACAATCTACTCCAAGTGTGTGTAATGCTCTTGCGAATTTAACAGATTCTTTTCTTTTATCTGGTGGGTCAAATTCTATGAAAGTAAAGCTAAAATTCCATACACCAGGCTGTCCATCAATTGCCTGAATTTCCAAAGTTAATGGAAGAACGAAATCGACACCCAACAACTGGAAAATTTCATTTTTAACTCGTAGGAAAGCAGATTCTTTTCTTGTAGTTACTCCAGGATCAGCACCTTCTTGATAGTTTGATCCATTTGTTTTGAAAAGTGCCCTATTATCAAATTCTGACTTCACAAACTCAATTGTCTTCTTTGCTTCTGATCCAAATGCCTTTCCTTGAACAATAAAGGTAGCATCCATTCCTCCCATATAAGAATGAAGTGGAAGGGGATCGCTTGCTCCATTAACAACTGCTAAATTATGTGATCGACTGCCGGAGATATTCTCAATTAAAATATCATCAGAATTCTCTAAAACAACCAAAGAACTGTTGTCGGCATCAAATAGCTTCCTAACTTGAGTTTGAAGATTTTCATAGCTTGGAACTTTGCTTTCAAATTCCTTTGAAACCTTCTGAAGGTC